ACGAGTTGCTTCTTCCTGACTACGAGGACTCATCTTCCAGTTGAATCTAAATGCTCTCAATGTAGGTGCATTGAAAAGTAATTGTAGGTTAGAGTTTGGAATTACACCAGCACCCCTTGCAAGAATTGCCTCTGGAGATAACCCAAAACCTGCCAAGTTTAACAGACCAGAACCAAGAACACTTCTTCCCAATAATTCTGCATCTTTATTATTTTCAAATGCTGTTCTTGCTTGACCAGCTGCTTTTCCAAGTCCATCAATACTACCAGTGAGTGCTTGACTTAATCCTTGGAGTAAATTTATATCTTTACTAGCAATATCTTCTAAAATTTTCAAACCTCCACTAACACCACCAGATGCTAGAGTTGCAGCAGCTGCAGTGATTGCATTCAGTTGATCTTCACCCCATGCCACATTATTTGAATCTGTTAGATCATTTGGCATTGGAAGTTTAACTAACCCGACTACTTTTTCTTTTGGTGTTCCCATCTTTAAACCATCTTT